CACTAAATAATGGATTTTTTGCTTTACATATATTGGATTTTCATTAATAATATTCATTAGTTGATTAACTTGTTCTTCAGATAAACACTTATAACTAAATGCAATTTTACTCCACTTCCTTGAAATAACTGTATCAATTAAATTACCAGTTGATTTTGAACGATAACTATTAGCATCTAAATCTTCCCAATCAATTTTATACGAAGAGGGAGTTAATTGTTGTACATATTCCCCTATTGAATTAGATTTTGTATACCATATTAACATTAAACGACACTCCTTCCCATAATTCGATTTTGATTATTTATATAGTTAACTGTTGAACGTCCTATAACTTTTCCATCAAGTGAAACACTAAAGTCTTTTTCTTCTAATTTTTCAATTAATGTGTTCAATAAACTATTAGTTTCATCATTGCCACGATTAAAGTATTCATAACTATTAAATTTTTTAGGTACAACTGCTTCGCCTTTATGAATATATGCTAATTGATCATTTGGCACATAATTAGTACCGGTATCAAGTTTTGGTATATTTAATAAACTTAATTTTTTAATTTCAACACCAGGGATTTTATTAATAAGACCAATTGCTGCATTTATCGCTTTAATAAAACCATTGATTGTATTTTCTGCAAAACCAATTATTTTATTAACAACTGTTTTAAATGCACCACCTATTGCATTTCCAATTGTGGTACCTATTGTTGTAAATATAGATTTAATTGTATTCCAAATATTTTTAAAGAATGTTCCGACCGAACTAAAAGCCTTTTTTATACCATTCCAAGCATCAGTAAATCTATCGCTAAACCACTTTCCAATAGTACTAAAAATATTTTTTATACCTTCCCATAGTCCTTTAAACCAATTACCTATTGCACTAATACCTTTAGAAAGTGCAGATTTAACGTCATCCCAATTTTTAATTATCCATAATACACCTGCTGTTACAGCTGCCACTAATGCTGCAATTGCCATAGGTATTGCACCAAATGCTAATCCAACAGCTAAAACAATAGCTAATAGTCCTCCTAAAATTAATGTCCAAGCTTTAGTTTGATTACCAGTTTCAGAAAAAAGTTCTTTAATGCCTAAAACCACAGCTACAATGCCAGCAATAGCTAATCCTATTGCAATCAAAGGATCAACTATTGCACCCAAACCAATTGCAGATAAGGAACCAGCTAAACCTAATGAAGTTAACGCTATCGCAATACCACCTAAACCTATCGCAAGTAACTCCCAATTATCTTTTAACCATATTCCAAAATTAGTTATAGTCTCAGTCCAACTAGTATCTAATTGAACATTTTTAAAAGCGTCAGTCCAACCTATGTTTGAATTATCAGCATTAGCACCTGCACTATTATCTGCAATATTATTTATTTCATCAAAACCACCTAATTGTCCTTTTAATGCCTTAACCGACTTATTAGTATCCATTGTATTTTTATTAGCTTTTTCCATTGCTTTGCCCAACAAATCTACACCAAATACCGCTTTTATAAATATATTTAAATATCCTACTAATTTTAAAAAGAAATTAGCTAATTTCTCTAAAATAGGGGATAACATTGAACCTAATCCTACCCATACCGCTTGTAGCTTATTAGACAATTCTATATCTTGAGATAAATATGCTGAACTTGCTCTTGATACTGCACGCCATATAGATTGAATACCAAATAAAGATAAAGCAAAACGTTTTATACTTTTTATGCCTTTATCAAAACTACTTTGAATATTTTTTCCAAACTTTTTCGTTTCAATACTTGCGGTACTTATTCTATTTTTTAAATCACTAAATAACTTACCTGCCTTAGCGATTTTGCTGGTATTAATTGTGTTAATATCCTTTTTCAAATCACTTATTCTTGTAGACACTGAACTAATTTGTTGTTGAGATACAGACCACCCATTATTACTATCTTGAATTAATTTATTATACTCATTTTCTAAGTCCTGTAATTCTTTTTGTGCACCTTTGGTGTCCATATACATACCAGTTTCTAAATTTTGTTTAGCAATTTTACCAAAATCGACAATTTTATTTTTCATTTGTTCCATTTTCTGACTAAATTTTTCTGTTATGGCTTTCAGTTCTACACCAAACGTTTCTTTTTCTTCCATTATCTACCACCTCTTTTCAACCATTTTTCTTTTAAGAAATCAGGCATTTTAACACCTATCTTTTGAGGATATAATTCTGGAGAAGCATCTTCTGGTGTTTTTGGATAACTTTTTCCACCGAATGCTACACCAATTAAATTTGCTTCTTTCCACATACGATAAGCAAGTCCTTTTTTCCTCTGTTCTAAAGTATTCATTAACTCTTTCACTGTCATTTCATACATTTGACTATAAGTTAAATCAAACTTTAAAAGTTCATCATATAAAATACTAACTAACTCTGTAGCACTTCTTGTTTTTTCTTCTCTTTTAGCGTTGCTTGGCTCTCTTCCTTGAACTGTAACATCTCTTCCAAGTCGCTTTTCTTCAAAAAACCTGATACCACAGCAGTTTCATAAATAACTTTAAAAACTATATCTTCTAATGTGTAACCATTATCTACCAATCTATCATATAATTCGTAAGCATCTTTATCGCTAAAATTAGGAACTACACTCTTTCTCATATATTTTAATAATGTGGTAACAGTGGTTAAACTGTAATCTTGAATATAATCTAATAATTTTACTCCTGTCTTTTTTTCGATTTCTACTGAATCTGCACTTCTTAATCTTAATTTAATTTCTTCTCCATCTAATTCTATAACATGATAATTCATAATTAATCTCCTTCTTTCTATATACAAAAAAAGAGGTATAAAGAATACTAAACACCTCTTTAATCATTTGATTAAGGTAAGTAAATCTAGTTTATCTTTATACCTCTTATATCTCTATTATTTTATTCAGCCGTAGGAATTGTTCTCTCAATTTCGCTTACAGGACTGTGATACATTCCAAATTTAAGCAAATCACCACTAGAACCGCCCTTTATATCTGTTCTAACAGCACTACGATATGATATTTCTATTCCATTAGCAAAAGTTAGCCACCAATAGTAAACTTCGCCAGAATCTTCAAGATCACTTGCTAATTTAATATTACTTGTAGCACTTGGATCCTCAAGGTTATACTCATATGCTAAATTAACAGCTGGCATTAAACCATATTTTGATGTTTCATACTTAGTATTATCTAAAGTAGTAGTATCAATTTGATTAGGTTCTCCACCAATATCAGGAACAGTTATCAAACCCTTAATTTGAGTTCTCTCACCATCTAAAGTTGACGCATACTCTAACTTAGTACCGTTATATGTAGAATAGTTTAAAGTTTCTTCCATGTTATCCTCCATTTTAACTTATAATTTTGTTATTTATTTGGTTATAAATACCGAAACCAGTTACTTGAATTTTTTGTACACCATTATCTATAGAGACATCCTTATAACTAGCCCTAATATTTATTTCCTTTAATTTTGATATGATTTTTCTTGTGAACTCATCAATTATTGATAAAGTGTCTTCAGCAAAATCATTTTTTCTTACAACATATCCAATTATTGATACTCTCATTGTATAGTTTTTATCCATATCACTATTTTGATAGTCCTCTTGAATTTGATATTCAAAATAAGTTTTATTATTTTCAAATATATTGTCAGGTTGAAAAGGACCTATATCAATATTATCTATTTCTTCTAGTTTTTGTTGAATAAATTCTCTCATTTTTTAAAAGCCTCCCTTAATTTTTTCTTATAATAATCTTTATTAGAATTTAAAGCAGGAACAAAGTGAGGTTTTGGTTTTTGTGCATAAGCAATATAAAATTCTTTACCATCAATAATTATCTTTCGACCAATTGCATGATCTACAGATGTAGATGGAACGAACCAATAACGATAACCACTTGCAATAAAAGTAGGTGTTTTTCCTATATGTGGTTCTAAGGCATAAATACCTGTTCCATGTTCTATCATTCTACCTATTGCATGTCCTTCACTCATTAAATCAGTATAGATAGACGTAGTAATTACACCATTTTCAATCTTGGTTTCTCCGAGTTTTATACTCGAAGAATATCTTCCACTACCAGGGGCTAAAGTCCTCACATCATCACAAATTTTGGCCGCCGCTTCTCTTTGTTTATCTGCTATTCTTTTTTCTAATTTAGACGACCATAAAAATATTGTTCTATCTAATTCGCCAATCTTTTTCATAATCTTTCTAAATCTATCCAATTATTCATTACAGAAGTTATTTTATACCTGACATTTTTTATTGTAATTATATACGTAGATATATTGTCTTGAGTATTGTTAACTTTGCTTTGTAATAATTGCTCTAATCGTTTTAAAGAAGACCTTATTCTAAGCATTTTATTTATATTTGCACCATACATATTTGCACTTATCTCATCAATTATTTCTTGTGGTTGAACTTTATATTTTTCCTTAAATACATAAGTATTCATGAATGAACCATTTGCATTTTTATTTTTCTCAACTTTATAAAGATCTGCATCAATTAAATATCTTAATTGTGTCATAGCAGTATCCTCTTTTGTTGTCTAATAATATCTTTTTGCATTTGTTCCATTGCATCGCTATATGTATTACTAATACCACTTTGGCTATTTGAAGTTACGTCTTCAGTTCCACGTTGCAAATATATTGTTTTAACTGCTTTTTTTATATTACTTTTTAACAATGTCAATTGAGTATCAATATCTTTTTTATGTTGTCTGTTAGACATAAATAGAGCATCATTTATAACGTCTTCTAACAGACTATCTATAACCTGTATATCATCACGATAATTATCTGATAAATCTCTAATAATTTCATTCAAGATTCTGTTTTTCATTTCATGATGCCCCTTTCTACTAAGCAGTTACTTTTTTAACAATTACTTGTTCTGGACTATTAACTGTCATACCAGAATTATATTCAACTTGAGCTTTAGAACCATTGAAGTTTTCGCTATCAATTAAACGATACATTTCCATATTATCTAATAATGAGAATGCTTCATTATAACCAACAATCATTTCAACGTCTGTTAAATCAACTGTCTTTAAAGCACCAGCATGATCATAATATTGTGCTTCTGCTTCATCAAATGCATTACATTCGATAATAGCTAAACCAAAACGTTTTAACATTTCACCACTTACTACTGCTGGATCATTTACAGATTGAAGTCCTAATACTGATAAAGCCATAGCATAAATATCAGTTGATACCATTGCATAATTTGCTTTACCTTTTGCATCTTTAATTGCTTTACGTAATGAAGTTAATTTATCAACTAAATTTTCTTTAGTAGTTTCTTCTGTGTCTTCTGAAACCGTTCCCTCATTAACTAAACATGCAATTGCAGAATATTGACGAGCTTCTTTAGTTTGATTTAAACTATCTGCAAGATATTCTTCACCCATAGCGAAACTAACTGCATTTGCTTGTACTCCATAAATTTTTCTTGATTTTTGGAAATTATTATTGAAAATGATAGGTATTAGTTCATCACCAATAGCTTCATCAGTAAAATCACGTCCTGGTGTTCCTACTGTAACTTTATTTCCCTTTCCTAATTTGTGAACATAAATTCCTCCTGCAGGGCCTACTTCATACTTATCTGTATAAGTAACTCCTGGGATTAATACTGTATCTGAATACAGATTTGGTTCGATTGTTGATGCATATCTTTCATCAACGTGTTGATTGCCGTATAATACTGCCATATAATTTTCTCCTCCTATTTTCCCTTATTAAAGTAAGGGTTATTTCCATATTTTTTATTTAAATATTCTTGGTCTGAATTAAAATTCATTCCATGTATTTGTTTTGGACCTTTTTCTTGTAATCTCTTGTTTACTTCTTTTTCAATTGCTTTATCCATTACAGATTTCATTGTTTCTAATTTAGTCTTAACCGTTTCAGCATTTTCTTTTCCATAATCAATTAATTCAAGCAAGGAAATGTCCAATTCCTTTTCTGTAGCAATTTTCATTGCTTGTTCTTTTAATTCATAAGCATTTAATTTTGATAAAGCATCATTTTTTTCTTTTTCAGCCTTTTCAAGTTCATACTTGTGTTTTTCGTCTGCATCCATCTTGGCTAATTTTTCAGCTTCAGTTTTTTTAGCCTCTGCCTCTTGAATTATTTCAGCCTTAATTTTTTCTTTTTCAGCAGATATAATTTTGTTTAATTCTGCTCTCGTATATGTTTTTTCTGCTTTTTTATTTTCAGTTCCAACATCTACTTGAGTTGAATTTTCTACTGTTTCGGTAGTAGTTACCATATCTTTGTTATTTTCCATAACTCCTCCTATCAATCACGGTTTGATATAACCAAATAATCCGTTGCGGTGGATTAAACCAGGTGTCCTTGTAGGATTTGCACCTACTTATACTTTTAGGACATAAAAAAACGCCTATTTCTAAGCGTTATCTTTTATTTTTCTATTAAATTCTGTAATCTTTTTACATCTAGGACATTTTATTTCTAATTTGTAATTGCCACGTAATTTACCTTTAAATAATAATCTATTACAATATCCACAACGAAATTGTTGCATTATTATTTTGTATAGCTCTTTTTCTTTCATAAAATATCCTTTCTTTAGGTATTAAAAAAAACACCTAATAGGTGTTATTTAAATTTATTTTCTTCATAATCAAAGGTATAATCGTATACTCTTTCTTTTTGTTCTAATGTATTCCAATCTAAACGAAAAAGCTTATATAATAATTCATCATATTCCTTTTGTGTTTCTATCTCTAAATTAATATCATTATCAATTAAAAATTGTATATATTCTTCAATTAATATTTT